GGGGCGTGATGGGTGCTCTATCACTGCTGGCCAGGCCACACTCAGCACTGCAGGAGGTTCACACCGGCCCGCCACTACCAGCCGACGAACCGGATCACTCCTATAGATGGTGTAAACAGCCCATGCGCAAGGTTGCGCTGCAGCAAGTCTTGAAAGGCAGGTACAACCACATGGCACTGTGTCCTGCAAGAACGGTAGTCTTTACTTCCCCTGACCAAGGGGTTGCGGAATAACCACAGCAGGTGCCACTGCTGTGATACGTGCATGTCAGCGAACGCCGGTGGCTTGACTGACCCAGACGAGACTAATACGCCAAAGGCCAGCACAAACTCCGTTCGCCCGCTAACGCGACCTCTTCAGAGTGTCTCACTGCGAGTCGAGGCAAGCTTCCAGCATCTTCTGGTGCTCAGGCGTCCAACCCGTGATTAGGGCAAACGAGCTACGGGCCTCACAAGTGAGGCATGGTGTGTCAAGCTCGCTTGAAAGGAGGCGCACAACCTCCCTCTGCCACCACGTGAAGGCAGCCTCGACATCGCCGGGACCTAAGACGCCTGACGAGCGCTTTAGGTACGCGGCGAAACTAGCCATGACCGGTTGACCTGCATACATCAGCGAGGCACTCATAGAGGCTGCTGACGCATGAGCTCTAAGGTCTCGAGGACCTCCGATCTTCTTGGAGGTATAGCAGTCTGTGAAGAGAGGCTTGGGCATACTACGCAAATGCGTGTACACCCCGTCTCCATGGGACAAGATATTGCCGCTGCAGTAATCGACCTTGTCAAGGGTCTGCGCAATCTGACACTTGAGCTTGAAACCAAGCTCAAGTGCGCGCTGTACTGCTAGGGCAGGCATGCCCTCCATCCTCTCCGCCGGAACGAAGATGACGGCATCGTCTCCTTCACAAACAAACTTGGCACCGGGGGTGTCACACACAATATATGACAACATGAGGAAGTTAATCAGGGTATTCCCACATGCAGTGTTCATATCACCTGACGCCCTTCCTCCTCGTTGTGCGTAACGAGAACCCCAACGCCCCTCACCAGCATTGACTAGCTGCATCTCGAGCAGCCATGCTAACTCAC